CCGTGGAATCCTATCCTCACCGGGCACGCCGGGGCGTGTAATAACGCCGGGCCGTAGTCGCTGCCGCATACCGGGCACGGCTCACTCGTTGTCGAAGAACTCATCGAATTCCCTCTGGTTGTTGTGGAGGGTTAGTATGTGCCGCCACTTCCCCAACCGCTCACTCAACACCCCGGCTTCCGTGTATGGGGCCTCATCTAGGGTGCTCACTTCTGCGATCAGTTTGTCGTCATCGCCCAACAGAAACAGATACCCGTCCTGTGTGCCGAGCCGTTTGTAGCCCGTCCAATGAACATCGTGGCCGGTTTGTGGGTTGATGCCAACCCACTTCATGAACCTGCCCTGATCGTCTTCGCCAAACTCCACCCGGGCCAACACCTGCTCGGCACGGAGCTCGGGCATGTAAAACACGCCGCCCGGCCCCGTAACCAAGGCCCGGATGGCTGCCTGTGCTTCCCGTTGTGCCTTCTTATCCGTTTTCATTTACTGGTACCCATTTCGCTTTCCGGTACTTTGCTGGCGGGGCTGTATTGCCTGTCACTATGATTTTTTCTACGGGCCGCCCGTCCGGTAGTTTGGTGATCCCCAATTCTTTGAACGCCCGCAACACGCCCGCCTTCTCGCCCCGGCGTACCCGTATGAAGTCAAGCTGGTCCCAACTGAAGCCTTCTTTGAAGTTGGTTTCGTTTCCACGTGTGCTGTTTCCGAATGCCCTGTAATCCGCTGGCGTCGATCCCCGGATATCGAACTTCCGGATGGCCCCGTATTCGTCGCCCGCAAAACTCACGCTATCCTGTCGGGAAAGCTCGCGTACATCAAAGAAGAAACCGTTGGCGTCACCGCCTGAGTTGTTGTAGTCCTTCTTGATGCGGGTGAACCAATAGTTCGCCCCACCGCTTTGAACATCCGAACTAACACTGGCACCCTCGCCCAATGGCACACCCTTCCGGATGCGGCCTGTGGTGCTGGTGAACTCGCCGCCGCTGCTACCAATGCCACGGATGGCCTCCTCCACTGCACCTGATGGGCTGTCGCTGAGTGATTGGGTGGTGTGCTGCAACACGTAGCCCTTCATCTCCTTGCCCATTTCCTCGCGGTTGATATCCCACCGGTAGAACACCCGGTGCCCGCCACCGTCCGCATGTTTGCCCATGCCATGCGGGTCATACCCGGGCATCTTGTTCACGTCCTTGCCGCCCGTCAGTTTTGTTTTCGTTTTGATCCACTCCTTCATCTTGGCCAGTTTTTCTTCCGGCTCTATGTCAGCTTCCCAGATCCGCTTATAGGCCGCCCCGGTGTGTTTGTTGTGTTGGTATACACCCCGGTGAAGGTATAGGAGCTCCTCCTGCACCTGTGTCGGTGGTGTGGGGTCAATGCCCATGTCCTTCAGGACGCCCATGGCCTGCTGGATGCGTGCCTGTGTAACCTCGCCCGGCATGGTGATTTCGAGGTTGCCCTGCAACGCCTGCAACCGCTCGCTCTCCCTGCTGGCACTCCGCACGGGCACAAACCGCACGGTGATATCGTCGCCCGCATCTATCTGGAACGTTTCGCCGCTCACATAGTAGTCACTGTATTCTTCGGCCCCCCGGTAGATCTCCCCGTCCACAAACTTCTTCGCCTGTGGCTGTGTAGCCTGTGTCCGTTTGGTGGCACGGAACGAGCGGCCGGGTTTGGCCACCACCTTCTCTGATGCGTCCAACTCCGCCCGGCTTGGTTTGTAAACGTAGGCCTTGCTCAGGAAATCCGGTGGCAACCCCTTCCCATCTTCCACCGCCTGCAACGCTGTGTCAATTTGGTCGAGGTAATGTTTATACATCTCCTTTTCTGGTTTGGTTGCACCCCGGGCCTTCATGGTGAGTAGCTTTTTGTGGTCCTTCAACACCTTCACCTTCGTGGCGTTGAAGTTCAGGTCCGGTGCCTTGCCGCCCGGGCTGTGGTAGGCCACGTTCTTGATTGCCGGGAGGATGGCGTCATGGTAGCCCATGTCCTTCGGGTGTACGTTGGCCTTGGGTGTGCTGGTTTTGCCTGCCGTATTCAGCTCCTTCGTCAGTGTTTGCGATACCGTGTCGCTGCCCCTGTGCGTCAGCTTCATGCTCACCACGGTTTGCCGGTCACCATCCGGGGCGAACTCCTGCCATGTGAGCACGTTGTGATCTTCTATCATATCACCATCCGCCGCGATGGTGTAGCCGTTGCTCTTGTTTTTCTTGATTTTTTCGATGGTGTTGTCGGTTATTTCGTATTCCGCACGCCGTGGCCCACGTGGCCGCCGTGGCCCCTTCTGTTTGGGCAACCGTGCCTCTAGGTAATCCAACCGGGCCGCCAACGTGCCCCGCAACTCGGGGTCGTCCACCAACCCCAATATCCGCTCCCGCCGCTGCACCAACCGCTCTATCTGGTCATTGATTTTCTTGTCGTTGATGTTTTTGTATATGGAGGCGTTCACGTTGCCATACTGCGGGTCACGCATGGTGAGCAGTTCACCAACCTCCGGCCCCCATGGCCGCTTCGCTGCCCCCTGTGCCCGGAACGTGAGGCCGCCCCCGTTGTCGATCCTGTATGGTTTGCCGTTGGCGATAAATATGTTGTCGAACGTCATGCCCGCCACATCGTGGTTCGCAAACAACGCATCCGCCACAAACCCTTCGCTTATTTGGTCATACATCGCCTCCACTTCTGCGGCACTGCGGCCCCGCTGCCAATCGCTCAGGGTTTCCCCGTCCTCAATCCATTTGCTTACCTTGGCCGGGCCTGTAACGTCATCCAGCATCATGCTCTCGGGCACATCAAACCCGGCCGCCCTGTATAGCTGGTCGGTCAACGCCTCGCTCCGCATGTGGGCCTCTGTCATGTCGCTGGCACTGAGCGATTTCACAACCCAATGCTCGCCGGTGGTGGCGTGTTTGGCCTTATAGGGTTTGGTGCTCCCTGCGAGATCCTGCACGTGCTTCAGGTCCTTCATCTGCGGTTTGGCCGCACCCGCTGCAACCGCCGCCGGTTTGGGTTTGGGTTTGGCCGCCTTTAGGCCCAACTGGTCGAGCGATTTGTTTAGGGCCTTCAGGGTTGCCTCGATTTGGGCCTGCTGTGCGTCCACCGTGTTGCCTGCGGTGAAGTCTATTGAGTGGTTGAACGCCTCTACGCCTTCCACAACGGCGTCCCCCACCGCCCCTTCGATGCTGTTGTACTGGCCGGGGGTGATGGGCACGGTTTTCTCGAGATATTCCTGTAGATAATTCTCCAACTGGCTGGGTTTGAGTTTGCCGCTGCTCATGGTGCCCACCGTGTCGTCCACCGCCGCCATCACGCCGCCCGCCACATCATCCACATCCAACACCTGCACCGCCCGGGCCGCCTTCTTGGCCGGGGCCTGCCCTACGGCTTCCGCGAGCAGTTTGTTGAGGGCCGCTGTGGTTGCCTTCAGTTGTTCCTTCTGTGCAAACACCACGTCACCGCTGCCAAACTCCGCCGCCGTTTGTTTGAAGACTTCGGTGTATTTGTAGCCGCCCTGTGTGGCCGCCTTGCTAGTCAATAGTCCTACTTGCGATTTCGAAAGATCATATTCTTCCGCAATACCGCCAATGTCTAGAGCCTCTTGTAACACGTTGGCCATTTCGGTGGTTTTATATTTGCCATTCTTCAGCTCCATGTAACTGGCATCAAACGCCTCAATCTTTTGGTCCACGAACATGGCAAGCTCGCCATAGTCCATCACATCCTCAAACTCGTCGGCGGCCTGCACCACGTCCTCCACCACGTCCTCCACGAGCGGGATTTGTTTGGTGCCCTTCGGTGCCTTCTTGAGTTTGTCAATCACCGCCTTCTGTTCGACGATGTTGGTGGCGTTGGCTAGTTCCGCCCCGGGGCCATCCGGTAGGGTTTGCATGTGCCACCCCTTCTCGCTGAGCACCTTGTTGACGCCGCTGGTGCCTAGCTTTTCCGGGGCGTCGAAATCACCCGGCACCACACCGCCCCCGAATTTGGGTTTGGCATAGTGCTTCTTCGCCATGCCCAATTTCACCTTGTAGCTTTGGGCCGCCTTAGCCGCTGCCTGCTCCTGTGCCTGCAACACCTTCGCCCCGCCCGCTGCTATTTCTGTCAACTGTAGGTCGCCGCTGCTACCGAGGGGCGTGCCCGCCTTCCCCAACTCCGCCGCCTTCGCGTAGGCGTCATTCAATATGGCCATGTCCCGGGCACGTACCTTCGGGTCGGTGGCCTGCATGATGGCGGTGTGTGCCTGCTCGTAGGTCATAAACTGCACGGCCGCCGTTTCATCATCCATGAGGCTCGGGTCGTAGCCGCCGTCCTTTGTTTTGCCGATAAAGAAGTTGGTTTTGGTGGTTTGCCCCACGTAGCCCTCGGGCATGGCCGCAACGAGGTCCGCCGTGTAGCCTGTTTCCTCGCCCAACTCCTTCAGGGCCGTGGCGGCCGGTAGTTTGTGGCTGCCCCCACCCTTCGCAAACGTCCAACCGGTGCCACCAAAATCACCCTCCGGTTTGCGGAGCATGATGCGGCCTTGGTTGTCGAATAGGATTACACCGTAGCTCTGCGTCTTGCCGCCCCCCGGTTTTGTCCAACCGGGCATCTCTTGAAACTGCTCCCAACCCGCATCAATGAACGCCGGTGTTTTGGGGTCCGGGGTTGGTACGTTCTTCCCGAGGAATTTGCTGGCGTCGAACTGCTTTTGCAAACTCAACTCGGTAAGGGCTTCGGCTGCCTTCTGTGCCTCCACCTGCTGCTTCTTGAATGTTGCGATCTCCGCCTGCACGTATTTCAACTGAGCGTCAAACCCGCCCTCTAGGTCATAGGCCGCATGTTCGAAAATTTTGCTTTGTGTTACCGGTGGCATGTCGGCCGGAAACATGCCGTCAACCTTAAGCGATAGTTGGTTGCCCTTCATCTTGGGTAGCGTGCCGCCATCGCCTAGCTCGCCGCTATATTTGAGCATATCCTTGGTCACACCAAACTCAACCAACTTGGCCTCCAGAACTTCCTTCTGTGCCTGCTCCGCTGTTGCCTGTGCCGCCGCCACTGCATCTAGGTCAAACACCTGCACATCCAACATCCCATCCGGCCCATGTTTGGCCCATTGTGCGGCAATGGCATTCGCCGCATCTTCATCGATGGGGTAGTACCCGCCGTCCTTCTTGTAAACCTTGGCCGCGAATGCCTGTTTGGATTTGGGCATGGCGTTGGCGGACTTGATTCCGTCAATGCTGATATCGGCGTTGCCCCACACAACCTCCTCGAACATTACGGTGTCACCAAACTGGCCCGCGAATTCGGCCGCCATTATGTTTTTGTCGTGTTCCGTGTAATAGATACCGGTCTCGCCCCAACCGGGCAGTCCACCCTTCTCCCATGGGTTCAGGTCGGTGGCCTGCATGGCCGCAATACTGTCCTCGAAGAATTCCGGGGTGCCGGGTAGGGCACGCTTGGCCGCCCTGATTTTTTCTGCCCGGGTGGCTGCCGCCTTACGGGCGATGGCCTTCTTGGCCGCTGCAATGTCGGCCTTGGTTTTCCCTGCCTTGGGTTTCTTCTTCTGGCTCAGTTTGGCGTCTGCCCCCTGCCACGTACTGGCCGCCCGGGCCTCCTTCGTGCTTAGGCCCGGCTTCTCGGCCTTCAGCGATTGGCGTATACGGCTATCGGCTTCATCCTTCGCGTACACCTGCCCCGTGGTGCCACCGTCCAACCAAAGCGATTTCGTGGTGCCGCCATCCTGCTCGCCCACGCTGGCCGGTATCCATGCACACCTACAGTTCGGGTGACGTGGTATTAGGCCCCGGGCCTCGTCCACCGTCATCACCACACCTTCCAACGGCCTGCATATACCACACACCTTCCCATCGTGTGCCGTGTTCCACTCGGCCATCACACCCACTTCATCAACGTTCATCGCCTTGAAGCTGTCCAACTGCCCCTCGCTGTGGGCGTAGGTAGTTTCCGTGCGGGCGATGGTGTTGGCCCGTGTGCGTTGTAGTTTGCCAACGCTATCACCCAACTCCTTGGCTATCGTTCCCGGTGCTGCACCGCTGGCCAAACCCCCGGCAAGGATGCGAGACATCTCAGCATCCATTGTCGCCGTAACGCCTTCGAGCTGGCTGTATGCACGGGTGGCGAGCAGTTTGATTTTCGACTCCGCCTCCGGGCTGTTGAACGCCATGTCAAGGAACGCCTGTTTGCCGCCCTGTATGAACTCCCAATCCTTGGCCGCCGTGGTGGCCATGCCCGTGGTGTCGTGGTAGCTACGGAGGAGGCCCTGTTTGTAAGCACTGCGGACGTAGGGCTCGAGCCATGGGGTGGCTTGGTTGTCGTCGCTGACCTGTAGGATGCCCGCCTGCACCTGCTGCTTGAGCCATGCCCGGTAATCGTCCACTTTGGCGTCATCGGTTTCAAACGCCCACCGGGTATTCAATACCATGTCGGTGTCGAGCGTGCGGTACGTGGCCGCCTGTGTGGCCACGGTGGCCGTTTGCCGGGCACGCTTCAAACCAAACGCATCCTCCACCGCCACGAGCCTCCGGATGTCGCCCTGCAACTTCCGGAACCGTTTGCCCATGTCGCGGATGAACCGTTTGCGGAGCATGGTGGTACGGGTAGGGTCCACCAACAACGGGTTCAATCGCTTTTCTGCCATTATGGGCCTCCGGGGCCGCCGGGCATTCCGGTGGTGGTAGTGGTTGGGGCCGGGGTTGTGGGCGTGCTGTCACTGGCTGCCGCCTGCGGCCCTTCCAATGTAATGGTCACGATGCCATCGGTGCCCTGATGGTCACGTATGAACTTCAGGCTGTTGATGTATACGTTGCCCCACACCACCAACGGCTCGTCTTCCCGGTTCAGGTTATGCCCGGCCGTGGTTGTTGGTAGCGTGCCGTCATACGTGAAGCTTACGCCCCCGACACTGGTGTTGTGGTTGCTGATCACTGCCCGGGTGGCCGTTTGTAGTTGGGCCGCCGTAAACCCAAACGCCGTCAGGTCAACAACGCTCACCGATACGGTGGCTGAACCTGTGGCTATGGTTTCATATTCTTTGTCGTGTGGCACGCTCATGGGACGCCCTCCTGTTTGTTGCTGTGGTTTGTGGTTGTTACGAACGGCGGCTTTTGGTGCCGCTACACTTCCAACGCTTACGGCTCAACCGGAGCGGGCTGTTGGGGTCCTTGGCCGCCTTCGGGTGTTTCTTCATCTGTGCTGCACTGCGGGCACAATAGGCGTCACCCTTAGCCGTACCCGGTTTCACCTTCGCCCCCTTCTGCCCATACCGCACGGTCTTCTTCCGGCCGGTTTTGGGGTTGGTGACTACCTTCTTTCGTGCCTTCGCCATTATGCCGCCCCCTGTGTGGTTTCGAGTGTGATTGTAACCTGCACGTCCTGTGAGGCCTCGCGGATGAACTGTAGGTTGCCAATCGTGGCCGTCCCATAGATAACCTGTGGCCGGGTGCCCTCACCTATGTGGTGCCCCACGGTGGCCGTAGGTGCCCCGCCGTCCCATCTCATGTGAGCACTCGCACTATGTGCCGAAACCACCGCACGGGTGGTACTGGCCAACTCGCTGGCCGTGAAACCAAACCCGGCCGCCGTAATAGGGACGGCCGTGCTGCTCACGGTTGCCGTTTGGGTTTGGATAACCTCGTATTCTTGGTCATGTGGTACGCTCATTATGCGTCCTCCTGCGGCTCGGGTGTTGTGGTTGTTTCTTGTTCTTCTTCTGGTGGTGGCTCATCCTCCTCACCCACTGGCTCGCCACCCTCGCCGGTAGGTGCTACGTCCTGCAACTCCTCCGGCGTTGGTAGCCTGCCCGGTGTTATGGCTTCATCATCGTCCACCTCTTGGATGTGGTCAATGGCCGCATCCAGTATCGCCTCCACGGTGTCCTTTTCGAGGCCCGTGATGTGGGTCAGGTATTCAAACGGTGGTATCAATGTGTCCACGCCACCGCCCACGTATTTGGCCAACGCCTCCGTCCGTTTGCTGGCCACCTCTGCACGCTGCAACTCGCTCGGGGTGTGGGCATCTGGCCACTCAACCGTCCAACCGTTTTCTTCTGCCGGTGGCACAAGCACGCCGTAGTCGAGCAACCGCTGGACAAACGGGTTGATCAGCATGGGCGTCACGTACCGGACCTGTCGGTTCTGTAGCCGCCCGTTCCATGCGTTGGTGTCCTGCTCGCCTGCCAACCGGGCCTCCTCGGTGCCCATGAACACACGGTAGGGCACGCCGATGACGATACAGATAGCTTTGATCTGTGCCTCGAACGTGCTGGTGGGGTCGCTGATCTGTGGGGCCAACGATTTGGCGGTCATGCCCGTGAGGGCGATGTACCGTTGGAGGCCGTTCATGTAGTCGTACATCATTTCCCGGGTGGCTGTTTCGTCCAGCTCTGCATTCTCGAGCCCGGGCTGTGTCTCTAGGGCCACGCCGGGGAACCCGCCCCGCCAATACATCTCACCGCTGCCGCCCAACACCTTCCGCAAATCGTACAACCGGTTCCACACCGGCTCCATCCGTGGCGTACCAAGCACCTCGCTGGTTTTGCGGTTGTCTGCCACGTGGACGATACGTGTCCAATGCACCCGGGTTTCGGTGGTGTCGGGTGGGCTGGCAACGGCCGAGGCTTCTTGGTTCCGTGGGTCGCTGAGCGTGATGTTGTAGGCCGTTGGCTGCCCGTACCGCCTGTTCGTCGGGTCGCTCTCCCAACTGGCAATATCCACCAACGATTCGTCCAGAACCCGTAGGTAGATGATCTCGGTGCCCTGCCGGGGTGTGGTAACGGTACCGTCATCATTGAACCCATCGACCGGCATGTGTAGGGGCTGCCCGTCATTGAGGCCCACGAGGATGACGCCGTAGTGCCCCACGCCGCTGAGCTCGTCTGCCCGCTGCATGTAGTGGAGCAGGTTGTGCTTGGCCTCCAGTTCATCCCAACTGGCCTCAAACGGTGTCACCACCTCCGGGTCTGGGTCCTCGTACACCCGGGGCAACATCCGCCACGTTTCTTCCGGGTACACGTTCACCACACGCCGCCCCATTTCCCGGTCATACATCTGCCGGTACTGGTCGTCGCTGATCTCGTTGGGGTACCCACATTCATCATTGATGTCCCGCCGTGGGTCGAACATCGTGCTGAGTAGGTCCTGCCGCTGCGTCATGGCGTTGAAGACCAACATGGGGTCAACCTGCGGCCTCCCGTTGCTGGTGGCCTGTCCGTTTGTTGTGGGTTGCTGTGCTGCGGCCCGGGCACGCCGGGCCTCGTTCACCCGCCTCACCCGTTGTATGCGGTCGGTGTCCATTTGTTCCGAACTCCTTGAATGTTCATGTGTGGGAATGTTTGTGTGGGTTGCGGGATGCCCAACGCCCCGCACAATGGCCCCCAACCGTCACGGACGTCCATGCTAACATGAGGGCCAATATCGTTCCGGAAGAAATCCGCAACATACGCCCCGTGGTGGGTGTGTGTATCCTCAAACGCTTCGCGGCTCCACCTAGTCACCCCGAATATCTCCAAACGCCCGGCCTCGTTGTATTCTGGGTTGATTGTGAAGTGGGCCTCGCAACTGACGAGCCATTCTTTAAGGGGCCGTTTGGTATGCACCAACAACGCCCCCGGGTATGCCCGCCGGATGGCCTGTAATGGCCACGGGTTGATATCCATGACGGCGTCTAGCCTGCCAATATCAAACCGCCCGCTCATCCGGTACCGCCGCAACACTAGGTCGGGCCGGTGTTCTATGTCCCTGACGCCAAGCATTTCCAACGCTGCCGCGAGGCTGTTGGTGCCGGTTTTGGGTAGGCCCACGCCGATGATTTTGGGTAGTACGGTCACACGTTGCTCCTGTGGTTGTATGGTACCGCTTTATCGAACATCCCTCAAACCTTACGAACCATACGCCACGCAACGGATACAGATGTGAGGGTGCTCCGGTACCTGCACGGCCGGGTACCACACGCTCCGGTCCACCGGGTCAAACCCGTACTCGTAGCCGCCGCATAGGTCGCAATTTCGCTTCCCCCATAGGCTGATATGGCGGGCCGTGGTCATGTAGATATCGAAGAGATCGTGGTGCCGTAACCTACAACACACGGGCACCCGGTCAAGTAGCTCACCAATGGCCTGCCCCGTGCCGCACCCGGTATCTAGGGCATGGGCTTCCACACCCCGGGCGAAGCTTGGCACTGTAGCCAACTGGAGGAGGGCCTGCTGCCCAAACTCCGACACACCCCGGGGCCATTGTTCCACGAACGGGGCATGGTGTACCAAGCACGTGATTTGTCCTTGGGTTAGGTCTAGGTCTGTTCCGTATTGTTTTTTCCCTGCAATGGCGTCACCTCTTTATCTTGTTCTGAAGGTTTGTAGTTCAATGCCCGCCACCATGCACGTGGTGAGGCACCGTAGGTAATACAACTCCTCAGTCGGTTTGTTTCTGGATAGGAGCAACACGCCGGGCCGCCGGTTTGTTGCCGCTGCATAGTATAACGCCTGTCCGATAGCCTCCTGCCATTTCTTCATCCACTCCACTTCCCACGCATGGGTATCGGTTAGCACGTCCACACGGCTCCCGTCGAATGTGCGGTATTCGGGCACGCCGCCCCACTGGTGGGCAACCCACCGGGACCACGCTGGTTCATTTGCTGTTGGTCCGGGTTGGTTCATACGTGTGCCGCCCCCACACGCCGGGCCGGTTGGGCACACACTGCGAACGCCCCGCTGCCTGCGTCAACCTGATCCTTGTACGTGCTGAACGGGAAGTAGCGTAACTCGTCGATGAACGCCGTGTTCCATTCGCCCGGTGCCATACGGAACAACCCCATGTTCACCATGGTGGCCCAACTGTCCGCCCTGTCCTCCTTGGTGCCAACCGCTGGCATGACCCGCACCCGGTAGCCTGCCAACCGTTTGACGGTGAGCTGTGCGGATTCCTTGCCACCACTGCCCGGCTCCTGCTCAACACCGACCACCACCTTCCGGCCGTCCCGCTGTGCTGTGGCCACAATGTGCCTCTCACGTGCCCCGGCGTCCCACTGGCCACGTTCTACGTGCAACACCCACCACACGTCCTCGCTGCCATCTCGTGGCCCGTCATCGTAACGCCACCGGCCGAGCAGTAGGCCCACGGTGTAGGCACCGCCCCCGCTGGTTCCTGCTTTGTCCCAGAACCGGCAGAGGTGAACCCAACGCCGGTCATCTAGTGGGGCCGGGTTGTCGGTTTCTATCTTGGCAGTCTTGAACATACCGCCGCCCCGTGGTACCGGGTGCTGTAGGTACTGCCCGCTGTACCCATAGTCCCCGAGATCAATCTTCGCTTCATCCAGTACCGCCCGGCTCAACCGTGTGGGGTCCATGAGGCCGTCCGTGTAGTGTTTGCGAAGGGTGCCGGGCCGGACGTATTTGGTACGTTCCGCCGGTATATTGATGTGACGTATATTGTCACGGGCCTTCTTCAGCATGTGGCCGGTGGGGTCGTTCTGGTGTAGCCGCTGCATGATGAGCCATGTAATAGCCACCTCCTTGTTCACCTTCCGGCTTGGCAACACCTCGCTCATGAAGTTGTTTGCCGCCTGTATTTCCAATTCACTGGCACCACGTGCCTTCTGTGGGTCGAGCGGGTCATCTACAAGGATGAAGTGGGCGTGAAACCCGGTGGGCGACATACCGCCAACGGTGGCCGACATACGCCCGCCCCCGGCCGTGTTCATGCTGAGCGATTTGGTGTCCTGATCCGGGGCCGGTACCACCTCGGGGAACGCCCGCCGGTATAGGTCACACCGCTCAACCATCCGGGCCTTCCGCCCCAACTCGAAGGTCAGTTGTTGGGTATGGCACGCCGCCAACACACGGGCCTCCGGCATCCGGGCATGGACCCACGCCGGGGCCATAATGCTCAGGACGGTTGATTTGGTACTGCCCGGGCTGATGTTGATGATGGTGTCGTGCTGTTTGGGTTTGCCTGCAAACACCCGCTCGGCGTCACGCTGGAACTCATCGCATAGGTAGCGGATGTGCCAATTCCATACCGGGGCCTCGGGGACAACCTCATGCCAAAACACCTGAACGAAATCATAGAACGACTCGAGGCATACACTCCTCACGAGGGCCGCCTCGGTAACGACTGCCGGGGTTTGTTGTATGTTCGCCATGGTCACACCCCCGGGGCGTCTAGGTTAGCCGTCCGCCGCTGTAGGGCCTGCAACAACGCCCGCCGGGTGTCTAGGTCTAGGTCTAGCTCCGCCACGTTCACAACCACCTCCGTGGTGGTGATGTTGCCGGTATGTTCTATTTCGATTTTCTCGTTGTAGCCCCTGTCCCGGAGCACGGTTTTGGCCGCATGTATCGTCGCCGCCGTATCGCCTGCGGCCACCCGGGTAATGAACGCCTGCTCGAAAAAGTTCTGTTTGTGCCAATGTATCTCATCCATCAGTTCGGTGAACTCCGGGTCGTTGGCCCTCCACGTTTCGTATGTTTTGCGGGGTATGCACAACCGCCGGAGCGACTGCGACACGTTGAACATGGACTGGGTCAGGGCATAGAGGAAAAGGTGCTGCCGGGTACGTTTGCCGTGGTTGCTGAGCAGGGCCTCGACCCGCTCGTAGCCGTTGGGCAACTGCTCGCACTCGTTTATCTCATCCCACAACAACCGCATTTCCGGGCTGAGGTGGTTGTAGATGTAATCATGGAACGTGGCCTCGTTGCCGTGGTCCCGGTACTCACGGCCACGCTGTAGGGCTTCCCGCAACGCTGGCCGCCGGGCACACCATGTTCGGAATGTTTTGCCCGCCACGCCCAACGTGCCCGCAATCTGCTCATCTGACATGCCGCCACGTGCGAGCTCGTAGGTGGTGACGTACATGGTCTGTCTGAATTTATCCGGCACGCTTCCGCCCCCACCACCAGAACAACACATGCCTCCAGAAGCCAATGGGGCCAACTTCCTCCAACCCTAGCTCCTTGATGGCCGGTGTTACTGCATTGAAAACCTCAACGGTGCTAGTCCGCACCATGGCCCGCAACCGGGTCCCCTTCTTCACAAATCTTGCACGCATAACATACTCCCTTCGTATAACGCCAATCACCACACTTACCACACATTCACACCCCCGTCCACTCGTGCCATTTGTTACACGCCAAACGGGTGGCAACATACGGACGAAAAAAGCCCCGCCGGGTAGCACACACCCAACGGGGCCAACGGCCGGGGGGCCGTAACATTCCACCCCTGCCGTTTTCTATTCTGCCTCGCCAACACACTCCAACACCTTGGCCCGGTTCACCACGGTTTGGGGCCTGCCGTTGTAGTCGCCATGCTCCTTCACGGTGGCCTTGATGCGGTAGGTGTTCCCCTCCTCCATGTCCGCCTCGCTGCTGGCAAACCACGTGATGTCGTTTACTAGGTCCCCGGCATCTGCCACCACGTTGCCGGTCAGTTTGTAGATATACGTGGTGCCGTAAAAGCCTTCCGTGATAAACACACGGTCAACCCGCACCACGAAGTCCTCGCGTTGTTTGGGTGTGCCGATGTGCTGGCTGGCTGGCCGTGCTGCCCGCTCCTTCAGTTTGTCCATGGCCCGGAGG